CCGCACCATCAGACGTTAAAATGCTGTTACCGCCAAAGTCCTGTAGTTGATTTGCTTTTATAATTGATGCCATGATTATGATCCTATCCTGTATCCACCAAGAAATGTAAGTGCTTCTGTTGTACTTCCTTTAAACCTCATTGAGCCAGAAGTAATATCTCCATAACCTTGTGCATATACATAATCAGAAGTTCCATTTAATTCTGTTATAATTCCTACACTAGGAGACATAAAATCACCAACATTTGATGAGTTAGAACTTATCTGTGCACCAGCTATAGAAACATCATTTTTTAAAATGAAACAATATGCTCTAAATAAATTATCTGCACCTGTTGGATTTACTAGTGCTTGTGCAAAAATATAATATTTACCAGCAACATTTGGTGCAAAAGAATATGCTGGTACTGAAATCCCATTTAATGTTACTGTGCTTCCAGTATTATTATAACATCCATCAGTATCAAAAATTTCATTAGTTGCAGATAATTTTGTATTTGTAGCATCTGCTGGATATTGGTCACTATTTAATTTTGCTTCAAAAGCAGGATACAACATATTACTTTGCACAACACCTGAACCCAGAGTAAACGTATCCCCAGAACTACCCAGGGTTACTGTGCCGTTGTCCGCTATTGGTTCTATGTTTGTTGTTTTAATGGTTCCCATAATTCTACGTGTCTCCTAAACGAATAAATTTCATATATGTTAAATTATAATCAGTAGATGCATTTAAATTAGTTGATGAATCTGACGAATAAACAAATCTAACTTTAACATTAGATGTATCTGTCACATCAATAAGAGCACTTGCTGTAACATTTTGATGTGCAATACTGTAAGACTGTTCAATATGAGCAAGATTTTCTGTAAGTAAGTCGTAATTTGAATTATCTGTAGTTACTTCAATTTTAGCTGTTATATATCTTGAATCTCCTGCATAATAATATTGAGCACTAAAAGTTACATCATAAATTCCAGTTTGAGGAAAAGTAAAAATACCAGAACTCTGTGACATACCAGAACCAATTAATCCAGACGAAGCATCATCTGCTCTTTCTAAATTTGATGCAATTACTGTATTTGTTGATGATGATGATAAGTTAGAAGTAAGTCTCCATAAATCAGCTTGTGTAATTCCAACTAAACCATTGCCTGTAACTGATGCACCACTTGCTAATGCAATTGTTTCACCACTTGCACCCAAAGTAATCGTACCACTACCTTGTGAAGATTGATGTTTAATATTGTCTACAAATATATCGCTCATTATACTACCGTCAATGTTCCTTGTACTGTAACTGTTGATGTAAATGATACTGGACCACATAACATCATGTTGTCCGTTGCAGGAACTGTAATTGTTTCTGAAACTGTTGCTAAATTTTTATATCCACCATTGATTGCAGAAATCATTCCTGCTTGAATACTGTTTGCACCAGGGTTAATGCTACCTGTAGATTTACCTTGGAACACTACATAGATGTTTGCTGTGCCTGAAGGGGGTGCTTCTGTGAAAGCTAAAGTGGTACCACCTGATATTGAGTAAGCTGAAAATGGATCTTGTCTAACGTTTCCAACATAAACTTCTGCTTCTGCAGTGTTAGCAACACTTTGACTTAATGTAAAATTGACTGTGGATCCATCACCATTGAACTGTTGAGAGTTCATGGTATTTAAATTTTGTTTCGGAGCGTTTCCTAAATAAGCCATGATTCCTCCTACGTACTTATATCATCTACAGCGCCAACGACAGTATCTAAAGAAGAAGCAGTGTCTGATTTAACAAACAGCTGATCTCCTGAAGCAAGTACTATCTTCGAGCCTCCATCAATAAGTTCCAATGATCCGCCACTTACAACTGGAGCATTTTTGATTAAATAATAATTAGCTGATGATCTTCTTATGTAAGCTTCAACATTAATTGTTGAAGTAGTGATGTTAGCCATTCTAATACTAATTAATGTATCAAAGCTATCGGCTGCTCCACCTAAAGCATCAACTGCTGAAGTTCCTGTTTCTCTTGTTAGATAATTTCTAAAGTTTTGTGCCATAATTTATTCCTTATACTACAAGGCGATCGACATTGCAATCACGAACCCATTACTTGGTACACCTTCAATAACATCAGATGCATTTTTAAATACCGCTTTACTTGCTGGTAAAGTACAAAATACATCCTTTGTACCTGCTGAAAAGTTAACAGCGCTATCTGAGTTAGATGAGGAAATAATAGTTGTTCTAGCTAATGTTCCAGCCGCAACGGTCCCAAGACCAACTTCAAACTCTGCTCCACCTTGTAAAGATATTGCATAGTAAGTCGTATTTGTATTTCCAATAGCAGAAGAAAAAGTTTCAAAACCAGTTACAGCTCCATCCAAAGTGAACGTGCCAGTACCAGTAGTCGTACTAGTTTCTTTTACTCTATCGTTTACTACTAACGCCATTTGTGTTCCTTATAAATATTACGCGTCGCCAAGTCTAATGATTGCATTAGAAGAATCAGCAGCTGGAAACTGAACAACGAAATCACCGTTAGTTGCAGTTTTTGATCCACCGAAGTCTAGAACTAATACAGCTTCATTACTTGTACCTTTATAAATCAGTGCTCCTACTGCAGTTAACGTTACAGATGAAAAAGTTAGATCATCAAAATCAACGTATGCAATGTTACTTGATATATCTACACCAAGATTAGTTAAAGTATTTCCACCTGCTGTATAGTTTGTTCCAGATGAAAGAACTTCATTGGAAGTTGTATAAGCAGTAGTAGCTGTACTAAAACCAGATAAGTCAGTGTAAAGCGCTAATTTAAAAGTTGATCCACCAGATGAATCAAAATCAAACACGCCACCAAGTAGGTCTGTTTTAAAAGAGTCAGGTACTATATTTGCCATTTAATCGTCTCCTTAAATTATGATGGTGATTGAGATTTAAGAGGTGTTCGAAGGGCCCCATCTTGCCATTCGTCTCGGCGTCTACGACCTTGTTGTTCGATCGCGTACGATTGTAATGCTTTATTAAAAGCTCCTTCATAGTATTGTAGCATATCTGCAGGACCTTTCAAGTATCCATATGCTTCTACCAGACATCCATACAAAAGTAAATCCTGATATTTATTAGATACGTAAGTTCCTGTAGTACTAGATACTCCAGTTGTTATTGAATCTGGTTGTTTAGTATAAGCTAATGTTATTAAATTAGTACTATTTGGTGTAGGTGCTACTACCCAATAATTAGCATCCCAATTAGCATAATATTTAGGAATACCTGAGGCTGTACCTGGAGTATTATAATACTCAGCCATAAAAGATGTATCTCTTTTTTCTAAAAAAACTTGATTTCCAGATGAGTCAGTTAATTGTACATATCGAATAAATCTTAAATCAGAGGGTATAGTTACATATCTACTACCTGCTGCTAAGTTTGAAGTAGCATAAAATCTATTATCATCAGAATCTACTTCTCTATAGATTCTATTTTCTGCATTTTTAATTATAGTATTTAAAATACCTGTGTTTAAAACAGAATCATCTACTTCTGTATAATTTCTAATATCATCTTGTAAGTTTGCTAAAGTATAAGCCATTATGGTGTTAGAGTAACTGGTCCTGCAGTTACAAACATTCCTCCTGAATTTTCTGTTACAGTTGCATTGCTTCCACAATCAAAACTATAACTATTTGTATCAATAACTGTTATACTAAATCCTGAAGCATTTTCAAATAAAGAATACACCAGGCCTCCGGGGCTTCCATTTACATTTCTAAAGACAACTGTATTATTTGTTGACCTTCCATGCGCTGGTTCTGTAACTATTACAGTGCTTGATCCTGAAGTTAAACTAAATGGATTTCCAGGTAATAAATTTTCTGTTGCAGGTTCAACTCGAGCAGGTCTTGCATGTTGTAAACCCTGTGGATCAGCTACAGCTGGTTTAGGTTCTAATTGTGGCTGCTTTGGTTCAAATTCTGAAACATGTACTCGTGAACCATTCCATTCAACAACCATTTCTTTATATGGAAAAGCCATACCAGAACGATCTGAAATAAATTGTGCATATTTTCCGTTTGATCTAGACATTTGGGTAATAAGTTTTTGGAGTTATAAATGTACTTGATGAAGAACCATCTTCCTCTAAAGCTCTTTTTAATTCATCTTCATATAACATTTTTAACATTTGAATTCTATCTGGTGCATCTTTAACTGCTAAATAATATGCAAGTCCAGCTACCATACAAGGTACAAATCTATAAGGTACATCTGCTTCGTTAGAATAGTTCCCGGCATCCTGAATCCGGCTAACATAATAATAGTTTAAAAAGTTTCCGGCTTCAGTGGATCCCGGAGTTAAATATAAAGTGATAGTTACTCTATCAATAAATCTTTGTACAAAATATTGTGTTGGAGTTCCTTCTTGTGTTTTAGAAGATAGACCTTGATAATTTGATCTATTAATTTTTGTTAGAGAAAAATCAACATTAGAAGAATTTCTATAACTTGCTTCTAATATATCATCAACACCATAAACGGCTGTCGCATCAGAAGTACCGTCAGTGGTTGACCTATACATTGTATATTCTGATTGACCATCAACTAATGTAATTGAATTATTTTTTACTTCCCAAAAATGAAGACCTCTATTACCCCATTCTTGAAACATTATGTTTAAAGAACGTCTTGCAGTTTTTAGTTGATGACCTGAAACACCTTTTATTCCAATTCTTTCATAAGCTTCTTCTACAATATCTGATATAGAAAAACCTGATTCAAAAACTGTAGTTCCGGAAGTTGCCATTCAGCCTCCTACTTATCTATAAGTAATGTTGCGCCTTCAATATTTGTAATAGTAGAAACTTTCATTCCTCCAGGAAATAAAATTCCATCTTCTGGAATATTAAATG